GGGATGAATACTGCTGTGGTGAAACACAGTCAAAAGGCCATTCCCATGGCGTTGCGCCAGTTTCATCCTCCATTTCTCCACGGCCAGTAGCGAGCCAGCCTGGGGAAACACGCAGATAGCGCGCTGCGGCCTCATTGTTCGCAGCCGTGAAAGCTTTGGAGTGGCCATCGACCACACGCTTCACTCCTTGGTAGGTAAGACCCAAGGCTTTTGAAAGGGTCGTGACATTGACGCCGCGCTTTTGCATGGCGAGAGAAAGCCGTTCGGAATAGTTCTGAATCATGGTTGAAGTTTCGCCGCCAGCAGATGAATTATGATTGCTTTTCTGGATGAATCATGATTCAATGGGGCATGAAAAAAGCCGACGCCATCAAGAAGCTGGGCGGATCTATCTCCGCAGCAGCCAAAGCCATTGGGATTTCCTACCAGGCCGTTAACCAATGGCCTGATGAGTTGTCCCGTGCCATCGAAGACCGGGTGATTGCAGCGGAGGTTCGGCTTAACCCGAAACTTCGCCGCGCCTTGGACGCTCCAGCAAAGGAGACGGCCAATGTCTAGCCAGCACCGAGTGCTAGCGCTCCAAGCGGAAACGGAGCGGCTAAAGCTCCTTATCCCTGCGCAGCAATCCGGTTCAGAGAAGCCCCAAGCCTCGAAAGGTGTTGCTCGATATCTGTTCGCAGCGATTCTGATATCGCTTGCGGCAGCATTGCTGACCTCACTATTTCTGAGCGGATTGCAAACGCCTGAGCGACGGCCTGCCGTTGCTTTAAAGGAAGTGTCTCTATGAGCACTTCGACCAAGATTTCGAGTGCGTGTACGCGTGCTTGCAAGTCCATGCCCAGCTCCTTTGGTAACGGTTTCCTGTGTGAGAACTGGAAGCATAGCCGCCTGGAGTTGGGCGCCCATTCAGTGAAAAACCCCAACAGCGGTATCCCGGCTCATACGAGCTTCGTCTTGCTCGCAGCAGAGCCTACGAAAGATGTCCATCACGGCGCTTTCGCTGGGTTCTTCGAAGGCGCGCAGGGCGATGTCTTGAGCTTGGGAGAGCAGGGTTTCGGTTTCAGTCATTTTTCTAGCCTCATGGATGTATCGAAATGAGCACCCAACCAGTATCTCCAGAGCAAGTGGAAAGCACACGCAAGAACGGCGCACGAATTCAGGGCGAGATCTTGCGGCGCCTTGCAGAGTTCACCCAGGCCCGTGCAGCAGCTTGCATGGACGTGGACGCAAGCACTCTCAGCCGCTCTAAGGATGGTCTTGACCAGTTCTGCCAATTGCTTGCGGCGCTGGGGTTCCAGTTGTCTCCGTCAAACGCCGTCGTCATCAGCCGTCATGAGCTTTTCGCCATGAAGACGATGTTGGCCAAGTATCTCCAGTCGGAGATCGAGAACCACAACCGGAATCTGTGACATGAACAAGTCGCGCATCCGTGTCACGCCTGCCACCCGCCAGATGCTGATCCAGGCTGTCCTGAACGCCCCTGACGGTCACTACGTGGCTATCCAGGAGCCGAATCGCAGCCTGAACCAGAACGCCAAGTTGCACGCCATGTGCGCGGATATCGCAGCGCAGATGACTTGGATGAATCGCAAGCTTGGCGTTGAAGACTGGAAGCGCTTGCTGGTCGATTCCTGGATGCGCGAGACCGACCGTATGCAGCTGGTGCCGTCTTTGGATGGCAAGGGCGTTGTCTCTCTTGGCCAGCAGACGCGGACTATCAGCGTCAAGGACATGGCCGAGTTGATCGAAAGCATCCAGGCATTCGGCGCCATGAACAGCGTTCAGTGGACCGACGAGCCACATATCCCGGGGTGGGTGAAATGAACTTCTTCAAGATCAAGCGCCTGCGCTCCGAGAAGCACCGCCGCAATGTGGCGTCCTTGGATTGCGTTGTCTGTGGTGCTGGTGCTCCCTCTCAATGCGCCCATGCCAATTTCGGCAAGGGCCTGGCATTGAAGGCTTGCGACTCCCAGACGTTCGCAGCTTGCCCGCGATGCCACCGCATGCATGACAGCAGCGGTATCAACAAAGAGACGCGTCGTAAGTTGGAAGTGCAGTACGTCGACCGTACGCGCGCTGAATTGATTTCTCGCGACCTGTGGCCTGCCTCTGTCGAGGAAGCCTACAAGGTCGCCTATGAGCCGATGTGGAGAGCAGCAAATGCGTGACTACGGGAAAGTCTCCCCCCAATTCTGGATCGGCGAAACCGGCAAGCGTTTGCGTAAGGCTGGTGCCGAAGCTCAGGTGGTGTCTCTGTACCTGATGACCTGCTCGCATTCCAACATGATTGGTCTTTACTACCTGCCGGTGATGTACATCGCGCACGAGACTGGCCTAGGTATGGAAGGGGCTTTGAAGGGGCTTCAAAGGGCCTCCGAAGCAGGGTTTTGTGAGTATGACGAGGCTTCCGAGGTGGTCTGGGTCATCGAAATGGCTAAGTTCCAGATCGATGCAACCCTTTCTGCTGCTGACAAGCGTTGCAAGGGAGTGCAAAACGAGTATGACGCACAGCCCGAAAACCCTTATTTGGTGCGGTTCTTCGAGCGATATGGGGCTGCTTACCACATGGTCAAAATGAGGGGCGCAAACGGCGTCCAGGCAAGCCCCTCGCAAGCCCCTTCGGAGACCCTTGGAAGCCAAGAGCAAGAACAGGAGCAAGAACAAGAACATAAAAAGAATACCAACCCTAACGGGTTGGTTGTCGTCAGCCGAGCTGACAACGTGCCGCCTTGCCCGCATCAGGACATCATCGCCCTGTACCACCAGATTCTGCCTACCTCGCCTGCAATCCGTGACTGGACCCCTGCACGCCAGGACCACCTGCGGACCCGGTGGAAAGAGGACAGGGAGCGTCAGAACCTGGAGTGGTGGCAACGCTTTTTCGAGTACATCGCCACGTCCTCCTTCCTGACCGGGAAAGCCACCAGCGCTGGACGCAAGCCGTTTTGTCCCGGCCTGGAGTGGATTTGCAAGGCTGAAAACTTCACGAAGATCCGCGAAGGACGTTACGAGGACATGGCAGCATGAGCGAATACCGCGTTCCCCCGCACAACCTGAACGCAGAACAAGCGGTAATCGGCGGCCTGTTGCTGGACAACGGCGCTATCGACCGCATGGGCGACCTGAAGGCCGAAGCGTTCTACCGCAGCGAGAACCGTGCTGCCTACGAGCAGATCACCCGTCTGCTGGCCCAGGCAAAGCCCGCTGACGTCATCACGGTTGCCGACGCACTGCGCCAGGCGGGTAGCGACGTTTCGTTGCAATACTTGAACGAAATCGCTATGGCGGTCCCCAGCGCTGCAAACATCAGCCGCTATGCCGACATCGTGCGGGAGAAATCCTTGATGCGCGGTCTTCTGGCGGCATCGGCCAAAGTCGGCGACCTGGTCGCGGAAGGTGAGCAACCCGCTTCCCAACTGCTGGACGTTGCTCAGGCCGAATTCGGCAAGCTTGCCGAAACAACGGTACGCCGTGAGCCGGTCAGCATTCAGGAAGCAATGACGCGCTACCTGGATGCGCTGGATAACCGGTTCCACGGCGAAGGCCAGAACCCTGGGATTAAGACGGGTCTGGACGACCTGGACGAAATCTTGAACGGGGGAATTCGCCGCGGTGCTCTGGTCACTATCGGCGCCCGCCCCGGCATGGGCAAGTCCGCGCTAGGCGAGACGATTGCCTGCAACGCGTCCGAAGAGGGCTACGCGGTTTTCTTCTGGTCCGGCGAAATGCCAGAGGCCGAAGTGACCGAGCGTGCTGTAGCCAATTGGGGCCGAGTTCCGTCGACAGTTCTGGCGAATGCTGAGAAACGCATGACCCAGGAACATTGGGGAGGCGTCACAAGGGCCGTAGAACGCTCTGCAAGCGCAAAACTCTTCGTGGATGACCAACCGGCGCTCTCCCTTCTCGAAATCGTCACCAAGGCCCGTTCCGTCAAGCGCAGGCATGGTTTGGATTTGCTGATCGTCGATTACCTGCAACTGATGGCAGGTGGTGAAGAGAAGCGATACCAGCAAATCGAGGCGATCACCAAGGGCCTGAAAACCCTGGCCAAGACCCTGAACATCGCCGTCATCGCCCTCAGCCAGTTCAGCCGGGATATCGAAAAGCGACTGAACCCACGCCCGAAGTCGTCTGATTTTCGTGACGGCGGATCGATCGAGCAGGACAGCGACGTACTGATTGGGCTGTACCGCGATGAGCAAGAAAACCCGGACTCCGACTTGAAGGGTTATGCCGAGCTTCACGTGATGAAGAACCGACAGGGCAAGAACGGCAAGATCAATCTGGCCTACCTGGGCGAGTTTATGCGGTTTGAGAACTTCACCGGGGTAGTTCCAGAGCAACAGATCAGGCCGCCTATCCGGCGTAAGGGGTTTGATTGATGAGCGACTTTACCAACGTTAATGGGGCATGAAATGGACAGACTCGTAGACAAGATCGGCGAAGCCTTACGGGCTGGCCGGAACATGACAAGCAAGCAGATGTCGGCGCAATTCGGGACGCACCTTGTGCATACCCGCAAGACCGCGAACACCCTGCATAAGCAACGCAAGATTCACATCATTTCATGGCATCGCTCGGCGGTGACTGGCGTTCCTAGCCCGGTCTATGCTTGGGGGGATGCGCTTGATGCACCAGTACCGCGCCGCATCCAGGATGTGATTGTTCGGCAGGCTGAAACGCAGTCGTACAGCACGATCAAGCAGCTGCGTGAATCCTACATCCCCGGCATGTTCGACCCTTTCCGCGTGCTGCGGGCGCAGGTGGCGTGATGGACCTGAAAGATATTGCGACTTTTATCGTATTCGGGCCATTGATAGCAGCATGGATATGCGGGGGCTTGTATTGCTGCGCCATTTTGCTGCGAGCTTCCTGGGACGTACTAAGGGGAGAGGCATGAAGCAAATGGACGTAGTCCTGGACCCCTTGGCTGGTACCGAATTCGTGCCAGGCCGCACCGTCGGCACCTTCGCCATCGATCCTGGCCCGACTCAGTCCGGATGGTGTGTGCTTGCGGGTGGCCGTGTGCTGTCGTCAGGAGTTCTGCCAAACGCCGAAATGCTCGAGCGCGTTGCCAGCCGCATCTACGCGACCATGGCTATCGAGATGATCGCCAGCTACGGGATGCCGGTAGGCAAGGAAGTATTCGAAACCTGCCTGTGGATCGGCCGCTTTGTCCAGGCATGGCACGACCCTGAGGCGGTCAAGCTCGTGTATCGCAAGGACGTGAAGATGCACTTATGCGGAACCACGAAAGCAAAGGACGGAAACGTCCGCCAAGCGATTATCGACCTCTACCCGGCATCAGGGGGTGGAGCGACCCCTCAGATCGGCACCAAGGCCCAGCCAGGCCCCTTGTACGGGGTGTCCAGCCACGCATGGCCCGCTATCGGTGTGGCCCTTACCGTTCAAGCGCAAGGAGCGCAAGCATGAAGCAAGCCACCAAGCCCAGCGAGATCAAGCCCATGCAAGTGCGGGCATACGTCCCCAACATGCAGATGCGCCAGGTAGCCGAGAAGCTAAAGGGCATGCCTCGCCCGGTCGCGCTGTCTAGCAGGGTCAGCAACTTTCGGTATATGGAGGAGTGATGGGCAAGATCATCGACCGTGTGCGGCAGAGGCAGTATTTGCTCAGAGAAAAGGAGGTAAGGCGCCGAATGATGGAGGCTGACGTGGCGTTCTCGCATTTACTGCTTGGCGCATACGGTGTTAGGCCCTCGGTTGCTGGCCCCATCATTTTTATTGTGGTGTGCGTTGTCTTTTTTATCTGGTGCGGCTATGCGATTTTTTGGAGGTAATCATGCGGACACTTACCAACAAGCCCCGCATCTACCGCGTTCGTAACGGTTGGCGCTGCCAAACCATCCATGGCTGGGAGGATGGCCCCACGCCTGAGCGTGCAGCGCTGAACTACCTGACATGGCTGATCTTTGGCGATCCGAGGGGGTATTGATGTACGTCCTAATCATCGTCGCCGCCATCCTGACAAAGACTGGCCAAGAGATCCCACTGTATCGCCAGGAAATCCCAGCCAGGTCAAAGCAGGATTGCCTGGAGGCATTGGAATCCGCAGTCCTGAAGCCATACGTGGTCTATGCAATGTGCGAGGAACGCCATGACAGCAAATCCCATTGACTGGAACGAGATGCTGCTAGCGCTTCGGCGCCACGGCATAGGGCTGACGGAAGTATCAGTCAAGCTGCGCATCCCCAAGACCACTATCTACGCGTGGAGCAGAGGAACGGAGCCACGCCATCAGGACGGCGAGACATTCATCGCGTACTGGATGGAAGAGACTGGAGGGGCGCGCGATAACTTGCCGCGGCTATGTCGAATCCCTGATTGCGTCAGTCGGTTGACACTGACCCGTTCCAACTTAGTCGAGATTTCGAACGCGCTCATCTTGCAGAATCACTAAGGGCCATTCCGCGCCCCTAGGAGATCATGCATGAAATCGCAACTCAAAGGCGGCAGCTTCAGCGAAGGTGCCCGCTGCGCCGAACACGCACGCACTGCCCCCGCCAACACCCTCAAGAAAGTCCCGCCTCCTGGCCCGAAGGCTGAGCCTGTGCGTCTGAATGGCGTGCCGAAGGTCGGCGGTAACGGGATCAAGTGATGGATAAGCGCCCGAAAGACGTTCGCCCCTGGGCCGCTCCGTTTGATATCCGACCGAGCGCTTAACTATGCCCGTACTCACTGCCAAGCAGCGCAACAAGCTGCCCAAGAAAGAGTTCGGCCTGCCGGGCAGTGAGAAGTACCCCATGCCCGACAAGAGCCACGCCCGCAACGCCAAGGCACGCGCCAGCCAGATGGAGAAGGCTGGCAAGTTGTCGTCTTCGTCCAAGGCAAAGATCGACGCCAAGGCTAACAAGGTGCTGGGGAAGAAATGACCCTCTCCGCGCGCAACCAAGCCATCATGCATCTGCTGCACCAGGTCGCACATCTGTCGCAGCGCCTGCGTGCTTCGCGCTACACGGCGTTCGTTGTCGTTGATGGGCGGAGGGTGTGATGGATTGGCGTTGTCATATCACCAACGACCTCGCAATGATGGAGCTCCGCCGTCTGGTGGGGGTCTACGAGGGTAGAGAGGCCTTCCCTGATCTTGGGCGCGTTGATATCCCCCTCGAAGGGCGCGAGCTTAGCCTGGAGGAATTCTGCGATAAGCATCTTGCTCCTTTGGCTATGGAGTTGTACATGCAGCGCAACCGCGGTCTCGACCATCCGGAGTGGGTGTAATGGCTGACACCCTGTACATACCCACCCCTAACTGGCCTGCCAATCACCAGCAATATACGTTGCTTGTTTCCCCTGAGTGGCCAAAGCCACATATTCGCCTTTCGAAGACTGAATGGATATGCCAGTCTGAAAAGGATGGGCACACCTGCATAGGGCGGGCCTATTCGCCTGCGTACGCCTACCGCCAGTGGGTAGCAATTATGAATTGGTCCGCCACGCCCGAGCCTTGGAAAGAAACGTTGTGGCAGCGCTTCTTGCATTGGTGGGGTTCGTAATGGCAGGAGGCCGCCCCACCAAGTACACGCCCGAAGTGCTAGAGAAGACTCGGGAGTACGCCGAGAACTACCGCGCGCACGGCGATCCTGTGCCGACCATTGCTGCGTTGGCGCTGATTCTGGACGTCGACCGCACCACCATCCACGCGTGGTCCAAAGAGGCTGGGAAGGAAGAGTTTTCCTACCTCTTAACGCGAATTGAGCTTGGTCAAGAGCGGGAATTGGTCAGCGGAGGCATCAAAGGGGAGTTCAACCCGGCCATTACCAAGATGATGCTGACCAAGCACGGCTATACGGACAAGGTAGAGCAGACGCATCAAGGCCCGAATGGTGGGCCAGTCGAGCAGGCGGTGTCGCTGACCATCAATTTCGTGAAGCCATGAACATCGACTTCCCGGAGAAGTTCCAGGCTCTGTTCAAGCCCATGCGCTACAAAGTCTTCCATGGAGGGCGGGGTGGCGCCAAGTCATGGGCGGTAGCTCGTGCGTTGTTGCTGATGGGCGCTGAGCGTCCGCTACGCATTCTCTGCGCCCGGGAGATCCAAG